ACATCTCAGCAGCGCGGTTGGTATAGGCATCGGTGTCGTAAGCGGTGGAGCCAAAGTTGACCCGCTGCACTTCCCATCCGGCTTCCGACAAGGCATCGCACATGGGCATACCCAGGCCGCTTGCGTCGGCATAAATGTCTTCGGCCTTTAGGCCGTGCTTCTTGAACTCGACGATGAAACGGCCTACGGCGGACATGGTATCCCTTTCGCGCCATGCCGTGATGGGTAGAACCTTGTTCCCATCCCGCACGCAAAGCACGTTACAGTCGCCACCAGCCGCAAAGTCTACCCCGGCAATCTTAGTTCCAGGCTTGAAGTCAGGCGGGCTGGTTATGCAGTTCTGAAGCTGGTTCAGGTTAATAATCAGGCTCTCGTTGCCGATGTCCACAAACTCGCCATAGATCATAGAGCGGGTCAGAGGGTGCTTCTCTCCGTACCGCTGGATAACCTCGTCGATCTGCTTCTGGGTAATATGGGGACAGTCGAAGGCGGTCACGGCGTGCTTCTTCCACATATCGGCCTCCTTGGTAAAGGCTCGATAGAAGGCACCGCTGCTACCACCCGGACTTGAGGCGATTAACAGTCGCGTTGGTTGGCACCGACTGATAGCCTCGAAGAGAGGGTCGGCAACGGTCTTGGCTTCGTCAACCACCATGAGCAAGGGCGCAGTTTCGTGGTTCTCGGCGTGCCAGCCTTCAGCACGGCCAGGATCGGTCGCAGAGTAGCCTATAATGCGCGATGTGTTGCCGTCAGGGTGCAGGTAGCGGATTTCGCCGGATGTGACCTCCCAGGGGCCGCCAAGCTTCGCTACATGGGAACGCAGGCTAGGCCAAAGCTGGGACTCGACTTGACGGAAGACCCCGGCGGTCGTGACCGCAATAGAACGCTTGTAGACGAGCGCGTGCCATATCAAAACGCCGGAAATTACCGTGGAAGTCTTGCCGGAACCGTTGGCGGCGCGTAGGGCGACTCTGGAGTCGATTGGCTCAATATCTGCCAGCACATCCTTTTGCCATTTGTAGAGATTGATGCCCAATACCTTATCTGCGAAATACGCAGGGTTTAGCAGTTGCTCTAAAACCTCTTCAGGTGCCTTTTGGGCTGACTTGGGAATACGCTTAGGCATAACCTCTTTTTGTTTTGTGGCGCAATTATTTGGGGGGTATTATGCGTGTGAATCGGTGGCGGGGGGCGTAGGGGGAGGGGTGTCGTGGGTAGGCCATTTTGCTAAACTTTCTGCCCTTGGTTTTCGTGTTTTAATTCTTCGTTTCCTACCAAGTCCATTTTTTTGACTTGCAATTTGTTGATTATCAACATTTGTCGCACAACATTTAGAGTATTTAGTACCGGCATCTTCAATCGCCTTAACATCTTTCGCCTCAATCACTTGTGCCTTCTTTTCCGCCCTTCGTGATGCGAGTCCAGCAAGGAGGGCAGCGAATGATCCATTCACTCCATGAGTTACGGAAGTATCTACGGACAAACGACTTGAGGGAGCCGCATATCCGCAAGTACGCTCTAATATCCAAGCACGGGCTTGCCAACTCTTTTCCCCGGCATCGTAGACGGATTTTAGCAGGGACATTTCGTAGTTTTTTCGTGCTGTCTCTACTTTCTGACCGAAACTAGGCTTCCTCTGAATCCATGTTCTAATTGTTGAAGGATTCACGCCGACAAGCCCGCCTGCTTTCTCTATGGTGAATCCGTTCCCACAAGCTTCTAAAATCTTCTTTTCTATTTCAGGCGAGAAAGCAATCTTTCCGTTTTTCGCCTTGGCGGGTAGTTCGCTTGAATCCATGCCCGGAAACTAGCACGAAAAAATCTTAAAAAAATATGTTGACAATATTGCAAGCGGGTTGCATATTGGCCACATGAAGAAAAAACACACTGCAAAAAGATCCGGTGAATTTTATATTTACCGGGGTTGGCTAATAAAAAAATATAACAATAATCTACTGAATGACCCGGAGATTCGCGGCAATCAGTGGAACACATACGAAAATCAAAATGCATATGTTCAAAGCAATATGACCGACATTGCTAGGTCATTACGCGATGCAAAAATGTATATTGATATTTGTATTGATAGAAAAAAATAAATAAAGGAAAGGGGACAACATGACAAAACGTACGAAAACTTGGAAAATCGGCGAATACTGCGCCGGCGGAGTTATCCGCGCGAAGAGTTGCGGCGAATTGGTCAAGCTTGAGATTCGCGACTATTTCACCGGCGAATTGTTGAATGACGGCGCGTTTGGGCGAATCCATGAGCGGCAGATCATGGAGTTTTTGGAGAATTCCACAACGCATTATTATGCCGATAAAGTTCTTCAATGGATTAAGCAGAAAGTTTGGGGGTTGGCGTGAGTATCCAAGTTCATTTCACCCTATCTTCATCCAACGCTAAAACCGGCCCCATCCCGGTTTCCACTACATCCGCCAATACTTGCCCGGATTCATGCCCGCTGAAAGCTGGCGGCGGTTGTTATGCCAACGGCGGCCCGCTTGGAATGCATTGGAGGAAAGTCTCAAAAGGCGAGCGCGGCACGGGATGGGAAGAGTTCCGCCGCGCCGTTGCAAACCTGCCGCAAGGTCAGCTCTGGCGGCATAATCAGGCGGGAGACTTGCCCGGAGAAAATGATGCAATCTCCGCGCCATTGTTGGAGGACCTAGTCGCGGCTAACAAGGGCCGCCGTGGGTTTACATATACGCATAAACCGGTACTAGTTAATCAGCGCGGCCCTATAGAGCAAAACCGAGAGGCGATTGCCAAGGCAAACCGGGAAGGGTTTACCATTAATCTTTCCGCGAATGGACTGAGGCACGCGGACCAGCTTGCCGCGCTTAATATTGCTCCGGTGGCCACTATCCTGCCGCCGGGAGTTGAGGAAAACACCATGACCCCGGATGGGCGGAAAGTTGTGGTATGTCCCGCTCAAAAAATTGACGGCATTACTTGCGCGAAGTGCCGCCTATGCGCGAGGTCGGATCGATCCGTCATAATCGGCTTTATACCGCACGGGGCCGCCAAGCGGAAAACCGGCGCGGTGGCAGCAAATAACTAAGGAAAGAAGGGACACCATGACAAAACAAAAAGCAATTGCGCTCTCCATATTGGAGACGCTGACAGAATCGAAAACTGGCGGGATGCCCGCTGGCCATATGTTCGCGGCCCTAATGGGACTTTGCGGACATATGGAATTTAATTCCATCCTATCCGCACTAGAACGCGGCGGGCTGGTCCAGGTTAGCAATCACTACGTTACCCCCACGGATAAGGCGAGGGCCTTATTCGTGAAGGGGGTTGCATGATCGCGGAAGTACATGGAGCCGTTTACTTCGCCCACGGTTTGATTTTGGGCGGGATCTTGGCGGCTTTTGCTATGTTCATCGGGCGGAAATAAGTCTCCCCTTGTCCTCCCCTTTCAACGGGGGAGGCAAAGGCGAGACCCGATAGGGTCGAACCTAATAAACGGAACCGCAGCTGGGTCAATCCTGGCGGTGGGGATGAGAAATAAAGGGAAGACACATAATGAAAGAAGTTACATTGATACAGATTCACGATTGTTTGGCTGAAATGCTTGACCAAGCATATCGGGACAATACGGGAAAGGATGGCCATCCGATTAACAAGAAAACCAAAAAGATTCTTGATGCCTGTGTTGATTACCTTAATGCACTTGTGCCATAATTAACCACCCCCGCCAAGGTTCCACCCCTTGCCGGTTCAACTAGTCCGCCATCCGCCTATAAACGGCAGCGTGGCGATTAGGTTTGACTTATCAACGGTAGCGCAGCCTATAAGGAGCCTATAAGGAATGAATAAAGAACAAATTATTAAGGAGTACCTATCCGCCCAGGGGAGAAAGGGCGGGAGCGTTAAGGGGCCACAGAAAGCTCGGAAGTTATCGCGGGAGCATTACGCCAAGGTTAGCCAGGTTCAGCGGGAGCGTTGGGTAAAGTGGCGGGAGCAGAACAAACGGTAGGGTGGTGGCCCTATAAGGGCGGTATAAGGACGCTATGTCCTATAAGGGATATATAAAGAACGGTAGCCTAGCGACCAATAGAGACGCAACAGGCTTTATTGCCTAAAGATTCTGGTATTTTGCGCTTTATAGCCGGTATCTTGCGTTGGGAGGTATCGGCTACTTGCTTGCCACCAATCCGCGTTTCTAGTGGCATCTCCGCTCGATTAAACGGTATCCTGGTGCCTTGTTTTACCACTTGGAACAACTCCAGTATCTTGGGGTCAGCTTGCTAGGCGGGTTGCTGTCGCACCTATGCCTAGCCCTAAAGCTCTTGCGCCGTCCGGGTATGGACTTCTTGATGGTCATCTTGGGATCGCCAAAGCGGATGGTCTTGGACTTGCCATTGGCGCACGCCCTAACCTTAAACTTCTTTGACCCTCCAGGGGTACGCACCGGCCTGTTGCATGGGGATTGTCTCATTGGTTTAATGCTCCTGCCAGTAGTTTAATCTTTTCCTGATGCACATCAAGAAACTTTCCAAGGTCTTCCAAGTCGTCTGTCAGGCTGACCATGTTTGCCTCGTAAACCTCGCGGGAGCAGTCGGCTAGGATATCGCCACAGAGTCGGTCCACCTTGCCTATGGTCTGGTGCAAGCGGGAGTTCTCCGTAAGAAGAAGCTCGATATACGCCCAGGCCAGGTCAACGCGAGGGCTTTTCACGAAAGCCGCCCTTCTTGGCCTTCATCATGCGCCAAGTGCGGGGTGAAATGGTAGATTGGGACTTGGGACGGGATGTGCCAGCCTTACGGCGGGCGTTGATATTGGCATAGAGGCCGGGGCGTTTCATTGGCCTAGTATACCACAAGCCAAACGACCACCAAGACACCCCCACCCGCCGTTTTCATTTTGAAAACACTTACGCAAGATTTGAGATAGTTCACACCCCTTAACTACCGCAGAAAAGATTTTGAACTGCCGCAGCAATACCGCAGAAATACCCCTATAAGGGGTATTTCTTGCGGTACTTGCGGTAGCGGGCAAAAAGCGAATTGTTGCGGTACCGCAGAAAGGTTTGTTGCGGTATCACCATTTCTTGCGTAAGTCGCATTTCTGCAAAAACCATTATCAACGACTTACGAAAGCTGGGTGATCTCCCAACCCTCACCGGATTTGCTGATTGTGCCGTCCAGTTTGGCGGCAGCAAACAACTCCTGGGCCTTGCGCTTGGAGCATCCAACCGATGCGACAATATGCTCAATGCAGTCGTTATACCCATGCCCCTTTGGCCAGTCTGGGATGGCCTGTTCTATGGTCAGTTCCGGCCTGCCCCTTCCCTTGTTCTCAGGCCCATCAGAGCATTCCCAAGCCATCCATTCCTCTGCGTGCTTTAGCCATACATGGGTTGCGTATTTACTGGAGTGCAGGTCGGTGTCTCCTTGCGGCCAAGGAATCGCAGCCCTTCCTCCCCGCTTGGGAAAGGACAGCTTAAAATGCCCTTCCTTGACCGCCTGGAGGTACACCACGGCCCTTGCCCAGTTGGTAAGCTCACTTGACCCTATCCCTGCGTAGGCGAGATCATAAAGCACCTGCGACCCCTGCCCTTCCTTGGGTGGCTTCGGCGTGTGATGCATTACCATCCAAGTCACACCAGTCGCCACACTTATCGGGTTCAGGCAATGCCGAAGGAACATTGTCATGTTCTCTTGGGCCAACGCATCCCCGCCTATGAATGACAGGAGCGGATCAACCCAGCATAGGTCCGGCCTGTGCAATCCTATAAGGGCAGCAGCCATCTTGGCGAAGTCTTGCCCTGTCTTGGTCGAATCCCTGACGATAACCACGTTGGCTAGGATCTGTGCGGACTGCTCCTCGGTAAGATTAAGCGTTCCCTTGAGGTGCCGAAGCACGCCTTGGGCCATCTCGGCAACGTCACCAAGGTCGTTCTCGGCCTGAATAAGTAGGCTACGAAGCGGCTTCTTAGGCGTGATGCCAAGGAACGGCAGGCCGATTGCCCAGGTCATCATGGCCTGAAGACATAGCGTGGACTTGCCAAGCCCGGAGCCTCCGACCCAAACGCAACTCCCGCCCCTGCACAACCAGCGATTGCCAAGCAAGCAATCACCATCCTCTTCCGCCCTGAATCCAAGGATGTCCGGCCACGGCGTAGGCTGCGGCAGGTTCATCGCCTCCATGTGCGCCCTCCACTCGCTCCACCCGCTGCGCCCCGTGTTCGTTGCCAGCAACGCTTGGTGGGCATTGGCGAGTTTCCTCGGCGCACCGGGGAGGCGCGAGAGGCGTGAGGCATCCTTGTTCTTGGGGTCAATGTCGAACTGCGACATCTTGGAGTACAGGTAAGACACCCGCTCCTCGTATTCCTTGGCATCCTTGGCCTCGACCTTGACCCAGGCATGGACCGAGCGCGAGCCTGAGTGGATGACCGCCGAGCATGGAAGCTCAAGGGCCGATATGACCGACCACTGCTCCTCCATCGTTCCGCTGTCGAACTCGATCAGGGCATGGCGGAAGTTGGTGATGTCGTCCGACCTTCTGGATTGACCGCATGGATTGATGCAGACGTACGCACCGACGTACGTATCGGGCAACTCGACCCCGGCATGGAACTGCTTGAGCCATTCCTCGCGGGTCTTGATGGTCCCCTTTCCTGACGGCCTTTCCGAGTCGTCCTGGTGGATTGCGCCCACGATGCAGACCCGGTCGCCCTCGTTGAATGCGGACAGCAGGAACCGCCTGACATCGTCGGCGTGGTGGCTGGGTTGCGGGCAAGGCTCAAGGCGGATTGGCTCCCTTGGCTTGAAGGGATTGATGGACGTTCCAAGCGGTTGCCTTGCCGTGCGGCGATAGGCCGACTTGACCGCCGCCTCGATCTCCCTGTCCTTGAGGCCGGAAGATGCCGCCGATGGGTAAAGCCGGTCAATGGCCGAAGCCTCATCCATCCCTGCGTCCCGCAACTGCTGTGCGGCCAGAAACAACTCCTCGTTGCGCTGACCCTCAGTTGCTCCGTTGCTGATGAAGTTCTGTGTGCGTGGGGGTAATTTCATGTTTCTTCCTTTCGTTTCCAATCCAAAACAATCGTGTGTTTATTTGTCTTTGCAAGTCATCTCCTCGTAAAAATTCATGCCGGATGATTCAAGGGGCGACACACACTAGGAGGACAGCCCGTTGCAGAATCTCTCTGCACACCACTTCCGGCATTAAATTATCCTTCCAACTCCATCGCCTTCTTCGCCGCCTCAACAATATCCTGGGCGGTAATGTTGCGAAGGGCATTGCACCACATCTGCGTCTTCGGTGTCTTGTTGGTCGCGTCCTTGCACTTCTGCTGCGGTAGACCCGCATGAGGGCGGCACGGAGCGTGCGGGCAGGTGTCCGGCTTGAAGACCGAGATGTTCTTTGGATAGTAGGTCATGCGGTCGTCGGGGTGGTAGCTGCCCCATAGCGACACACAAGGCGTGTCGAAGGCGGCTGCCACATGGTTTACACTGCTGTCGGGTGCCACGACAAAGTCCGCCCCGCTTACGATGGGGAACAGCGAGCGGAACTGCTTGGTCGTGTTGAACAGGTCGATCACCCTGGGATGATCCACCTTGAAGTTGTTGGAGTTATCCAGCCCGATGATGACGGCCTTGTGGTTTGGGAACGCCTCAAGCAACGCCAAGACCGCATCCTGCCCCTGCTTGGGCGGGTAGGTCCGGGTCGGCCCGGAACTGGATACATGGTAGGCAAAGTAGTCACCCTTGATCGGCCACTTGCCCATCTCCATAAGCTCCTTGTGATCCGGCTCGATCAGGTACAGGTGCGGACGCTTGTACTTGGGATCAACATCACCTGCGTTCATCCAGGTGTAGATCCTGTCGTAGCAGTTGCCCGGACCAGTACCCAGCTTGGTGTTCCCAACCTGACCGGAGAACAAGTCGTCGGTCGGCAGGTGCGCGTCATAGCTATCCCAGGCCTCCAGCGTGGGCGGTAAAGGGAACAGCTTGGCACCAAGCCCGGCATAGAGCGGTAGGTTCCTGGCCGGTGCGTACACATCCACGCAGCCGCCCGATTCGTTGACCAGGTAATGTACGAAGGCGGTCGTGATGATCGCATCCCCGATAGCCCCGGCCCGGTACACCGCCGTGGCTCCGCCGGTTGCGCGGCCCGGATAGTAAGGCTTGATCTTGTGAGGACAGGGTATGGAATCTTCCCACATCGGTCCGGTCAGTTCATCCGGCAACACATAGGTGTTGCGCGGGAAAAGCATCGAGTCGTCGACTTTGTGGATTGAGTTGGTTTGGTTGGTCCAGAGTTTCATGGGTTCATCCTTTCAGTTTTTCTAGCTTGTCTTGGGACAAGCCATAGCCGGTCCCGTGTCCGAGGTCAATCAAATTCTCTTCGCGCCGCAGTTGCTCCGATGTCGCGTACCCGACAAAGTCAACAGTAGCCCCGGTGACTATGGCAAGCACATAGATGTCTACATCATTGTTTGTCTTGGTTGTGCATAGCAGCCTGCCGTTTAAGTGCGTGGTCGCCTTGATGTCATATCTCTTGCTGCCGATGATCCCGTCCGCACCCCCGCTCCTGGGAGACAGCCCAAGGTCGGGAAGCACATTGTACTTCTTTGCAAACGCAAACTCCGCCATGACCCCGACAACATCGGCATCCGATCCATCTTGCGGACCCTTCTTCGCATCCCTTACCCCGCAACCCCTGGCAATAAGCGACCTCATCCTTCCGACAAGGTTGCAAATCATAACCTCGGATGGCTCCAGGGTTACCGTCATTTCCTTCTGCTCGCCTTCTTTATCTCGACAAACATGGGGGTTCGTTCACCCACATACGCCCCGGCCACGTTGTAGTCGAAGTATTCATACGCTTCATCTTCCTTCATCCCCGACTCGCGCAGGATCGTGATGACCATGCTCTTGTCGTAGACCGCGACTGACGGACCGCTGAATATCCGACCGACACCAAGGAAAGCACGGTCGAATCCATCGGCAAGCAAAATCCCTTCGTCGGGATAATTTTCCTCGATCCATTCTTGCACATTCATTTTGCCTTCCTCGAATCATATCCGGGCATAAAGCCCATGTCCCTTGCGTGTTCCACGGTTGTGCGGCAACACTTCCACGCCCTTGCGATCTGGTGAACTGTGTATCCGGCCTGATACTGGACCTTCCACAAGCCCCACCGCTTTGTGACAAATCCAGGCTCACGATTGACCCGCTTGGACTTTTTGATCATAAGCTCCGGCGGAACAACGATCTCCTTCTCGTCCCTGATTCCGGCAACAATCTTATCTGCGGAGTCCCTGTTGCTTCTAGTCCGCTCGATCCGCCCGATACTAATTTCATGGCGCATCTGCTGGATGGTCTGGACTGCGGCGACAAGCCTCGCCTCCAGCACCTTGATGTTCGTCTCGGTCGCGCTGACCCGGTCAGCTAGTACCTGCGCTACTGCTTCCTGTGTGTTCATTCCTTATCTCCTTTGTGATGAGTGCCGCTGCGTCAACGTCCGCGATAATCTCGCGAACCTTGTGCGCCTCGGCGTGTGTTATTTTATCTCTGTGGATGGCCAGCCCCCGGCGCACCCGCGCCAGGATGTCCGCCAACCACGCCATGCGATCTTCCGACATTATTTTCTTTCGAACCGCCCGGTCAGCAGATCCAACTCCCAGCCGTGTCCGTGAAATTTGTCGTACAACATCTGGTTCATAATCCAGTAAAGCGGAGA